GACAAGGGCAGCGGGACAATGATCACTGACTACCTCCTGGACAAGTTCCCCAGCCGCCGCAGTGCACTCGCATTTGTTGCAATCAATGCGCCAGTTGCCTCAACGTCTGACAAGATAGAGACCAACAAGTCGCCGATGAAGACCCGCGTCATCACTTCCATGTGCGCTGAGGGCAGAAGGTTGCAGGGTGAGTACGAATTCAACAATGGCAAGGTCCTAGTGAATGTCCCCGGGTTCATGGTGGGAATACCTCCTTCTGACAGGCTCAAGCGTACTTACGCAGTGGTCAGGCAAGACGTTAGGCCAGGCAAGACGAGGCTTTTCGGTTCGCTGGACCTCAGCTCGTTCTCACAGGGCATGCACTGGGATGTTCAGGTCGCGACGAACGACGTCCTCATGGATGCCTATGGGCTCAGCGAAGAGTACCAAAGGCTCGTTGAGTCTTGCACCATCAATTCGTACATGATACGTGCTCAGGCTGGTGTAAGGCTGTTCATGGTGAATTCTATGGGTTCAAACTATGAGGGGCTGGACGGGAAGCGGAACACATTTATGCACTGCACTCTATGGTACTTAGCCAGGTGCGAGGCCTACAGGCTTGGGTTGGTCGAATCTATGAGGGCCTTCGTGTACATAGACGACGGGGCGTTCTCGCTAGACGTGGAGACGAGTGAGAAGGATGCAAGTGTCAAGATCCTCAGGGAGGCACTCATCTCGACCTACACTGAGTACGGGTTCAAGCTCAACCTGCCCAAGACCGTCATCTCTGAGAGCTACATGCAGTTCCTCAATGAGCTGTTCCTGCACGGGGTTCACATTGGCTACGGTTTCCGGGCCCTGTGCCACACTGCCGCCCAGTCATTCCCGTCCATAGGCACAATCTCGGAAGAGCTTGCAGTCATCACTGGAGGCATCAGGGGCGCTGGCGCGGCAGGTGGCCACAGTCTTCGGTTGCTTGTTGGCATGTCCTACATCCTGTGGCTGTACGTTGCTGGTGTTGTTGGAAACAAGGGGAGGTCACTTGCCACTAAAGACGCTTACCACCTCGCCACTGTCCTCTACTTGCCAACTATCGCTGGTGGCTGGGGAATACCTAATTGGACCCAACTCTATGGCAACTTGGCTGGCAATCGAGATATAGAGAAGATGGACCGGCTGGCAACAATGAGCAGGATGATCAAGCAGAGACTCCCGGAGCGGCACGCGAAGCTCGTCAGCTACATCAAGTCTAACATGCTGGCCACCACCCAC